GTGACAATAGTTATGACGGTGAAAAGTTAAAGCTTTTAGTGCACGATGAAAGTGGTAAGTGGGAAAGACCTGATAATATATTAAACAACTGGCGAGTTACAAAAACATGTTTACGATTAGGTAGTAGAATTATAGGTAAATGTATGATGGGCTCAACATCAAACTCTTTAGACAAAGGTGGAGAAAACTTTAAAAAATTATATAATGCATCAGACGTTACTAAACGAAACAGAAATGGACAGACAGCGTCTGGTTTATATTCTCTTTTTATCCCAATGGAGTGGAACTACGAAGGATTTATTGATGAGCACGGAAGCCCAGTATTCAATACTCCGGATCATGAAGTCTTCGATCCACATGGAGAGTTAATAGATGTAGGTGTAGTAGAAAACTGGCAAAACGAAGCTGATGGTTTAAAAGGTGATCAAGATGCACTAAACGAATTTTATAGGCAATTCCCAAGAACTACTGAGCATGCGTTTAGAGATGAAACTAAAAATAGTATATTTAACTTAGTTAAATTATACGAACAAATAGATTACAATGAGGAAATGTCTAGAACACTAGGTATTACTAAAGGTAATTTTCAATGGGTTAACGGGGTGAAAGATTCACAAGTAATATTTTATCCAGATCCAAAAGGTAGGTTTAAAGTAAGTTGGACACCACCATTAAATATACAAAACAAAGTTATAATAAAAAATGGTGTTAAATGGCCTGGCAATGAACACATGGGTGCTTTTGGTTGCGATAGCTACGATATATCAGGTACCGTCGATGGCGTCGGCTCTAAAGGTGCACTTCATGGATTAACTAGGTTTAGCATGGAGGACGCTCCTGCTAACCAGTTTTTCTTAGAGTACTTAGCAAGGCCACAAACCGCAGAGATATTCTTTGAAGACATTCTAATGGCGTTAGTATTTTACGGGATGCCTTTACTTGCAGAGAACAATAAACCTCGTCTATTGTATTATTTAAGACGTAGAGGTTATAGAGGTTTTAGTATGAATAGACCTGATAAGATTTGGAACAAATTATCTGTAGCTGAAAAAGAAGTTGGTGGAATACCTAATTCAAGCGAAGATATAAAACAAGCCCACGCTGCTGCAATAGAAATGTACATACAAGATCATGTAGGTATGAAACAAGACGGATCGTTTGGTAGTTGCTACTTTAATGAATTGTTAAATGACTGGGCTAAATTTGATATAAACAAAAGAACAAAGCATGATGCGTCTATAAGCTCTGGCTTAGCTATAATGGCTAACAATAGGCATTTATATAGACCAAATGCTACGGTAGAAAAACCAAAACTAAATATAAGTATTGCTAGATATAGTAATAAAGGTAATACGTCAAAAATAATAAAATAAATATGATTGTAAAAAGTTATTTTCCTTCTCAAGTTGTAAGTGACCTAGAGAAAATGAGCTATGACTATGGTTTAAAGGTAGCTAAAGCTATTGAAGCTGAATGGTTCCATACTGAGAGAGGTACTAACAGGTACACGACTAATCACAATAATTTTCATAATTTAAGATTATACGCTAGAGGTGAGCAATCGACACAAAAATATAAAGATGAGTTATCTATAAATGGTGATTTATCTTATTTAAACTTAGACTGGAAACCAGTACCGATTATACCTAAGTTTGTTGATATAGTTGTAAATGGTATAGCCGAAAGAATGTACGATGTAAAAGCATACTCGCAAGATCCTTTTGGAGTTACCAAGCGTACTGAGTATATGGAATCTGTTTTAAGAGACATGCAAACAAGAGAGTTTAATGACATGGCTCAAACAGAGTTTAATATTGATTTATACGAAAACGATAAACAAGACTTACCTGATACACAAGAAGAATTAGAACTACACATGCAGCTTAGTTACAAGCAGGCGGTAGAAATAGCAGAAGAACAAGCATTAAACACGCTGTTTAAAGGTAACAGGTATGAGTTAATTAAAAAACAATTTTACTACGATCTTACGGTATTAGGTATAGGTGCTGTAAAAACTAGCTTTAATACATCCGAAGGTGTTGTTATAGATTATGTTGATCCAGCTGATATAGTGTATTCATATACTGAATCTCCATATTTTGATGACGTTTATTATGTTGGTGAGGTGAAAACAATACCAGTAAACGAACTTGTAAAGCAATTTCCTCACTTAGATCAAAACGAATTAGAGGATATAATAAAAAACAAAAGCTACCATAAAACAAATTATAATCAAGGTTATAATCGTAGTGAGCATGATGTTAATAAAGTACAGGTTTTATATTTTAACTACAAGACTTATATGAATGAAACGTATAAGGTTAAAGAAACTGGTAGTGGTGCTGATAAAATACTAGCTAAAGACGATACGTTTAACCCACCTAAAGATGCTGATAACTTTGGTAAGCTGCAAAAATCTATAGAGTGTTTATATGAAGGAGCTTTAGTATTAGGTACAGGTAAATTACTTAAGTGGGAAATGGCTAAAAACATGATGAGGCCAAAGAGTGATTATACTAAGTGTAAAATGAATTACTCAATTGTAGCACCAAGAATGTACAAAGGTAGAATAGAAAGTTTAGTTAGTAGAATAACAGGTTTTGCTGACATGATACAGCTTACGCATTTAAAATTACAACAAGTATTATCACGTATGGTACCAGATGGTGTTTATTTAGATGCTGATGGTTTGGCTGAAATAGATTTAGGTAACGGAACAAACTATAGTCCACAGGAAGCTTTAAACATGTTCTTTCAAACAGGATCTGTTATAGGGCGAAGCTTTACTTCTGAAGGTGATATGAACCCAGGTAAAGTACCAATACAAGAAATATCTAGTGGAAGTGGTGGTGCTAAAATGCAAAGTTTAATTCAAACTTACAACTACTACATGCAAATGATTAGAGATACTACTGGGCTTAATGAAGCTAGAGATGGTAGTAGCCCAGACAAAAATGCTTTAGTAGGTATACAAAAACTAGCTGCAGCAAACTCTAACACAGCAACAAGACATATACTACAAGCTGGTTTGTTTTTAACATCAGAAGTTGCAGAGCAATTATCATTAAGAATATCTGACATACTAGAGTACTCACCAACTAAAGATGCTTTCATACAACAAATAGGTAATCACAATGTTGCGACATTAAAAGAGATGAGTGAATTACATCTTTATGATTTTGGTATATTTATAGAGTTAATGCCTGATGAAGAAGAAAAAGGTATGCTTGAACAAAATATTCAAATGGCTTTACAGCAAAAAAACATAGAGCTTGAAGATGCTATTGATCTTAGAGAAATAAAAAACATAAAGCTTGCTAATCAATTATTAAAAATACGTAGAAAAAAGAAACAAGCTAGAGATCAACAAATACAACAACAAAACATTCAAGCTCAATCTCAAGCAAATCAACAAGCTGCTCAAGCTGCTGCTCAAGGTGAAATGCAAAAAGAACAAGCTAAAGCTCAAGCTCAGCTTTCAGTAGATCAAACAAGAGCTCAAATAGATGCTCAAAAAATGCAACAAGAAGTTATGTATAAAAAAGAGTTGATGCAGATGGAGTTTGAAATGAATATGCAACTAAAACAGATGGATCAACAAGCGTTGCAAGGTAAAGATGCAGAGAAAGAAGATCGTAAAGATCAAAGAACAAGAATTCAAGCATCACAACAAAGTGAGATGATTGAACAAAGAAAAACAGACAAACCACCTAAAAACTTTGAGTCCGCAGGTAATGATACCTTAGGAGGCGATTTTAATTTAGGAGGATTTGATCCTAGATAACAATTATTAATTATTATTATATTATATTATGGCAAAACAAAAAACAGAACAAGTAGTAGAAAAGGCTACTAAAGACAACATAACAAAAGTTGATCTTAAACAAACAAAACAAGATGACGATGTCATTAAAGTAAATTTAGACAAACCACCAACACCAAAAGAAGATGAAGTTAAACAAGAAGTTACAAAAGATAACGCTGACAACAGCGGAGTGGTTGAGCTCGTTGAAGATGCCAACACCACAGAAAAACAAGAAGAAGTACAACCGGAAGCTGAAACACAAGAAACTCCAGTATTAGAAGAAGTTACTGAAGAAGATGTTAAAGAACAAGTAGACAACTTAGAAGAAGAAGCTCAAGCGGCTATGTTAGAATCTCAAGAGACTGGCAAAGCTTTACCTGAGAATTTACAAAAGGTTGTAGACTTTATGGAAGACACTGGTGGTACATTAGAAGATTACGTTCGTCTTAATCAAGATTTTTCTAGTTATGACGACATGACGGTATTAAGAGAATACTATAAACAAACAAAATCTCATTTAGATTCAGATGAAATTGAATTCTTAATTGAAGACTCATTCTCGTATGACGAGGAGGTTGATGAAGATAGAGATATTAAAAAGAAAAAAATAGCGTTAAAAGAGCAAGTTGCCAACGCTAAAAGCCACTTAGACGGGCAAAAGTCTAAATACTATGAAGAAGTTAAGGCTGGTTCAAGGTTAACACCAGAACAACAAAAAGCAATGAACTTTTTTAATAGGTACAACAAAGAGTCGGAAGAGACTAAAAAGATAGCGGAAAAACAAACTAACACTTTTAAATTAAAAACTCAACAAGTTTTTAACGATAAATTCAAAGGTTTTGAATACAACGTCGGAGATAAGAGATATAGGTTTAATGTGAAAAATGCTAATGAAGTTAAAGAAACCCAAGGTGATATTAATAATTTTGTCAAGAAGTTCTTGAATGAAAATAATGAAATGTCAGATGCTAAAGGTTATCATAAATCTTTATTTACAGCAATGAATCCCGACGCTATTGCTAATCACTTTTATGAACAAGGAAAAGCTGATGCTATGAAAAATAGCGTTGCTAAAGCCAAAAACGTAAATATGGATCCTAGACAATCGTTTTCAAACGATAACACTAGCGGGCCAAAAGTAAGGGTGCTTAACGATGATACTTCTCCAACTTTTAAGTTTAAAATTAAAAATAAATAATAAATTTAAAAAAACAAAATTATGGCAATTACAGGTGGAACTAATTTGAACAGCGTACCTGCTCCAGTAAAGCAGACACTGTCTACAAATTACTTAGATCTTTCAACTTCGTCAAACGCGGGTTGGGGTCAACAATATTTACCAGACCTAATGGAAAAAGAAGCTGAAGTTTTCGGACCGAGAACTATTTCAGGTTTCTTATCACAAGTTGGGGCTGAAGAGGCTATGACTGCTGACCAAGTTATTTGGTCTGAGCAATCTAGACTACATTTATCTTACAAAGCTGATATTGATGCTGACGACGTTATTACTGTTCAGTGTGATATTGATGAAAATGGCTTTGCTGCAGATGGATTATTAACACACGGTGTTAGATTAAACGACACGGTTATTGTAGCTGCTCCTACTGGAGTATTTAAAGGTTTAGTAACTGCTATTGGAACTGGTGCAACTGCTGGTGATATTACTGTTGCAACTTACGATGGTACTACAATACCAACTACTGGAAACACAGCTGATAAAGGAACTATCCTTTTAGTTTATGGTTCTGAATATGCAAAAGGTACTGGTTACAATGCTGCTGGTGCTACAACTACAGAGTCAAGAGGTGCTAACGAGCCAGACTTTAAAACTTTTACTAACAAGCCAATTATAATGAAAGATTACTACGAGGTTTCAGGTTCTGATGCTTCTAGAATTGGTTGGGTAGAAGTTTCTACTGAAGCTGGAAACGCTGGTTACATGTGGTACTTAAAAGCTGAAGCTGATACAAGAGCTAGGTTTACTGACTATATTGAAATGGCAATGTTAGAATCTGTTAGAGGTTCTAATACTAACGCTGTTGATACTTTCTTAGGAACTCCTATAGCAGGTAACGATACTTTAGTTGGTACTCAAGGTTTATTCGATGCTATCGAAGACAGAGGACATGTTACTACTGGTGTTACTGGTGTTAATGCTGCTACTGATTTAGCTGAATTTGACGCTATCTTAGCTGAGTTTGATAAGCAAGGTGCTATTGAAGAATACATGATGTTTGTTAACAGATCTACTAGCTTAGCTATGGACGATATGTTAGCTGCAATGAATTCTTACGGAGCTGGTGGTACATCATACGGTGTATTTAACAACTCTGAAGATATGGCATTAAATTTAGGTTTCTCTGGTTTCAGACGTGGATCTTACGATTTCTACAAGTCTGACTTTAGATACTTAAATGACTTAGCTACAAGAGGTGGTATCAACGCTGTTGCTGGATCAAGCGCTATTAGAGGGGTTATGATTCCTGCTGGTACTTCTTCAGTTTATGATCAAACTGTTGGACAAAGCATGAAGAGACCTTTCTTACACGTACGTTACAGAGCTTCACAAACTGATGACCGAAGAATGAAGTCTTGGGTTACTGGATCTGTTGGTGCTGCAACTACAGCTTTAGATGCAATGCAATTACACTTCTTAACTGAAAGATGTTTAATTACTCAAGGTGCTAACAATTTCATGTTAATGAAATAAGCACTGTTTATACTAAAGAACCGGGGCTTCGGCCTCGGTCCTTTTATTTATTAATTTTATTATATATTATATTATGGCAAAAAAACAAACAAAAGCCTCATACCAAGGAGATCCTGGCGATGAGCATGTAGAAAAAGTAACACCGGTTATGGAAACTCCAAAACCAAAAACTAAAGTTGAACCTAAAAAACCAACTTGGGAAGTAAAAGATAGAGTTTACAATTTAAAAGGTAATAAAAAACCTTTAACGTATATGTTAAAAAGTTCTAACGTATATTGGTTTGATGAAGAAAAAGGTCACGAAAGAGAACTAAAATATTGTGAAAATCAAAGAACACCTTTTGTTGATGAGATGAAAGGAGATCAAAGATTAGCTCACGTTATATTTAGAAATGGATCTTTATTTGTTGAAAAATCTAAAACAGTGTTGCAAAAAATGTTATCTTTATATCACCCACATAAAGATAGAGTTTATACTGAACACCAACCACAAGCTGAAGCTGCAAGCGAGCTGGATGTGTTAGAGTTACAAGCTGATGCAATTGTAGCTGCAAGAGGTTTAGATATAGACATGATGGAAGCAATAATGAGAGTAGAAGTTGGATCTGAAGTGTCTAGAATGAGTTCTAAGGAACTTAAAAGAGATTTGCTTGTATACGCTAGAAATAATCCTGAATTATTCTTAGAACTGTTAGAAGACGACAACGTACAGCTTAGAAACTTTGGTATTAAAGCAACTGAAGCTGGTATTTTAAAATTATCTTCTGATAATAGAACTTTTTCATGGGGTACTAATGGTAGAAAACTATTAAATGTTCCATTTGATGAACACCCATATTCAGCTTTAGCCGCTTGGTTTAAAACTGATGAAGGTATGGAAATCTATACAAATATAGAGAAACAATTAAAATAATCAAACTGTAGAAGCGGTCGCTCTACGGGGCGACTGCAACTACTAAAAAATTTAAAATGAAATCAAAAGGACTAGGAGATACGGTAGAAAAATTTACAACAGCGACTGGTATAAAATCATTAACACAATATTTAAACAAGCAAGGCGTGTTTGGTAAAAAGGGTTGTAATTGTAATAAAAGAAAAGAAGCGTTAAATAAAACGTTTCCTTATAAAAAATAAAAAATATGGTTAACGTAGATACAGTATATCAAAGAGTTTTAGCTTTAGCTAATAAAGAACAAAGAGGTTATATAACACCACAAGAGTTTAATCTATTTGCCAACCAAGCACAAATGGAAACCTTTGAGCAATATTTTTATGACGTTAATCAATATGGTAGAGGACCTGGTAATAATACTGAGTATTCTGACATGCTTGACATTTTAGATGAAAAAATATCTTTATTTAAAAAACAAAAAGTATTAACAACAATAAGTTCTTCTGCTCAATTATATAATTTACCTGACCAATGCTATAGGTTAGGTACTTTAAGTTATAGAGGAAGAGAGGTTGAAGAGCTTGATGCTAAAGAATTAATGTATGTATCAGCATCACCTTTAGCAAAACCAACAGCAAGAAGACCTGTATATACAAGATATGAAAATCAATCAGGTGGAGATATGTTAGAAGTGTTTCCTAAAAATTTACCTGGAGGTACTATAGTAGCTACATACGTGAAAGAACCAGAAAAAGTTTATTGGGGTTATAATGTTATTGGTAGTAACGCTTTGCATGATGCAACTAACTCAAAGCACTTTGAACTACATAGGTCAGAAGAACATGCTTTGGTTGTTAAGATACTTGCTTACGCTGGTATAACATTAAACAAACCAGGCTTGATGCAAATAGGACAACAGCTAGATCAATTAAAAGAACAAAAAGAAAAACAATAATACATGGGACTACTAAACGCATCACAAAGATATTACTACGAAGGAGCTGACGGAATACAAAACAGTGGAGATGAAAACTATGGTAATTATCAATTTACTTTATTAACGGATATAATAAATCAATTTATAATAGCATATATTGGTGAAGATAAAATAATTAGTAGAGCTAGAAGAACTGATGTTACATTCCATGCTATGAGAGCTTTGCAAGAATTAACTTTTGACACTTTTAAATCAACAAAAGCTTTAGAGTACAACGTACCACCAACATTAAAAATGCCGTTACCTCAAGACTATGTTAACTATGTAAAAATCTCTTGTGTTGACAAAGACGGTATTGCAAGAATTATATATCCAACTTCAAAAACTTCAAACCCAACTTCATATCAACAAAACACTGATGGTAGTTACAAACTAGAAACAAATAGTTTTATTAGAAAAACATCTGGTGGTGTTTACGATCCTGTAACAGGAAACTATAGTATACCAGCTTCAAACGAATATGAAGAGTACGGTATTACAGCTACAGGTAGAAAGTCTAATAAAGATGGTGTTGGTGATATTAAATCAAATAAACTACTACCTAAATTTGCTAAAGAAACTAGAGTTTCTGTAACCGGTGCTAGTAGGTTAAAAACAAACGGACAAGCAACAACACACTATCTTGCTTACGGTCCTGGTAGTGGTATGCAGATAAACTTTTTTGCATCTCAAGACATAGAGGTTGGTATGACAGTTTATGGCCCTGGTATACCTAAAAACACAACTGTAGCTACTGTAGGTGATTCAACTAGTGGTAATTTTCCTGGTATGAATATAATAATGACAAATCCAGCTCACGAACAGTGGTTATTAGATGGATCTATAGGTGTAGATCCTGGTGCTCCTACAAACACTCAGATTACAGGTGAAGAACTTATATTTGTAAACTTAAATAAAGAGTCAGGGTCTTGGTCAAAATATAAATCTAAAACATCTGCGGCAACACAGAATAGTAGTGATGACTACAAGGATAATGTGCTTTATCAAAACGAAGGACAAAGATACGGTCTAGACCCACAACACTCTCAAATAAATGGATCTTACTTTATAGATAACAACTCTGGTTACATTTATTTTAGTTCTAATATATCTGGTAAAGACGTGGTGTTAGATTACATAAGCGATAGCTTAGGTACTGACGAAGAGATGATAGTGCATAAGTTTGCTGAAGAAGCAATGTACAAGTGTATAGCACATGCAATACTAGCAACAAGAGCTAATACGCCTGAGTACCTAGTTAATAGGTTTAAAAAAGAAAAATTTGCAGCTAAAAGAGTTGCAAAACTAAGATTGTCAAATATAAAGATTGAAGAATTAAGTCAAATACTTAGAGGTAAATCTAAGCAAATAAAACACTAATACATGCCAGAGATTAAAAACAATTTCACTCAGGGTAAGATGAACAAAGACCTTGATGAAAGGTTAGTACCTAATGGTCAATATAGAGATGCGATGAACGTACAAATATCAACTTCAGATAGTTCTGATGTTGGTGCTATAGAAAATGTTTTAGGTAACA